ATATCCTCGATTTGAACTTCAACCTTTTCTTGATATGCTTCAAGGTCTTTGTAATCAAAGTTCTCATCAATTATAGTGCCAAAGTCTTTGAGTAACTTTTTTTCTTTTGCAGTCTTTATATCTCCCAAGTCAATACCTGACTCTGCACAGAGAGACATAAACTTTACATCCAAAAGGTTGTAATCAAAGACTCCTTTTTCATACTTGTCTGCAAGTACAAACTCAGTAGCAATACCCCTTACTGCACTTGCACCACTTGAAGATTTAATCTTAAACAAGTATCGTGCTACCCATAATGACGTATCATTAATGTAAGTATTAATACTACTAGGTGACAAGTAGTTTATACCATGTGCTTTGAAGGGGTCGTTGCTTCGCACTATGCGTTTTCCACTTCAATAAAGTTATCCTCTGCGTTAACAATACTGTCAACTGCATTAGACATATCTTCATCAATGGACTTTTGAGAAGCCTGTTCATTCCACTCAGACACAATGTACTGATTATAATTCTCTACCCAAGATAGAAAATCTGCAAACATAGTTTGGTCTGAATCTGACAGAGTAACTTTCTCTGAAAGATTTAATGTGCTAGTCGGTAAATAAAACTGACTACCATTAGGTAACTTTCTAGCTTCAGTTGCTAAACTAATAGTATGTTGCACAGGAAGTGCCTTCATCTTAGCTAACTTAGTAAAGTTAGTACCAATAGTTTTGAACGCATCTCTATTATCTATCTCCCATATAAAAGGAGTAGTCTCAAACTTAGAGGACTTACCATTAGCGTCTGTAACGTCATGTAAATCTACTAAGCCAAACACAACTCTGACACGTTTGACTTGCTTGATTAAGTCTTTAGTCTTATCAGGCAATGCATCAAAGTCCTGTATCCACCCTGCAGGTTTACCACAGTTGAACCCACCTTGATTATCTTTCAAATCTTTATTTAAGTTATCTGCCATAACTGTCTTATGATAGATACCTAAAGGCTCTCCTGCTTTTGCAGAGTTATTCTTGACAAACCTTTTATACATATATCTCTGCATGAAAGGTCTGATGGTGGCAGTCTTACCATATAGAACTTCCTTCTCAGGAATATCTAGTTTGTAAGTACCACCCTTCACAACAACCTCATCACCATCTATGATAGGTGT